GTATCAGAGTGCAGCTAACACCGCCGCATGTAGCTCAGAGTATTCAGGATGAGGAACCACCTTCTCCTCGAAGCCACCCCAACCCTGGAACTTAACTTGGTCACCTTTGGGTGTAGTCCACGTAGACCATCCACCATTCTTGGCAATAACACCAGTCTTGACACCAACTTCAAACGCCGAGTACTCGTCTGAGAATCCCTTACCAGCCATGAGGACCGCTTCTCGAGTAAGAAGCACACCAGACATCTGGTTCTTCAGAGCTTTGATTTTGATTCTCTGACCAATCAGCTTCTTGTTCTTTGTAGGGTCCGCACTTAGGGAGTCGGCTTCTGCGACACCACCAATTGCTTGTAGGCGCAGACGAACAGTTGCGTAGTACTTAGGCTTCTGGCCACCGTATGTCTCGTAAGGGTCTCCAAACTTGACATTCATCTTGGTGTACATGTGGTTGGTGTACAGGTAGCAAGCACACGTGTGAGCAATGACATCGTTGATGAGTCGCATGCCTGTGGATATCTCAGCAGCGTTGCGCCCGTAGGCTTGGCTGGCCTGGTCCATGGGGGACTCTTTGGACTTTGGGTCCACCAAGTCGGCAATGGAGGTTCCACCAAGCGAGTCCCACAGCATGAGGATTTTACGGCCACCTGCTCGCTCTTTGGCCTTCCTGAGAGCGGCGTACTGCTTGTTGAAGACGTCCTCAATGCTGGTTGCACTGATGTGAATAACTCGACTGGTATCTACGCCAAGACTAGTCCAGTAGTCCTCAGCTATGCGCTCCTCAGCATCCGTCACCATGACGATGCCACCTTGTGCCTGCGTCTCAGCTGCAATCTGAGCACAGAGGGTGGTTTTGCCACTGTTTTCTAGTCCTGAGATTTCCATCTGCCTTCCAAACGGAATGAGAGAGGAACCCACAGGACGGCCTCCACGAAGAACGGAATCAATAATCATATTCCTCGTGGAGACCCAACTCGCTACGTTGGACAGAACTGTCCCAGAGTCTAGGCGCATGACAGAGCCATCACCAAATGTCTTATTCAGGTCGTCTTGAAGACCCATTAGGACATCATCAACCTCATTGGTCGACATAGGGGCTACCTTCGCCACCTTCGCTGGTGTTGATTCTACTTCTTCTGCTGATGCTGCTGCTTTTCTTCTTGCCATGCGCCTATACCCCTACTTAACCGCGTTCTGCATTTCAGCTTCGAGTGCCGACACTGCTGCATCCTCAGGAGATGGAACGGTGGCAGCTTTTCTGCCTCTACGCTTTGCCTTTTTAGGCTGGCAAGCTGCCTGGCATTCAGCGAAGAATGGACAAGCATCGTACTCATCCCCTTCCTTTTCACCACCAGCACACTCTGCATCTTGAGGGTCAAAGACAGAGTCATCCTTGAAACACTCTGGTGGTTCCTCGTCATCCTCCACCTCAGCCGCGGCTGGAAGTGCGGGGGCAGCCTGCTGTCGAGCAGGTGGAAGTGTCTCCTGTGGTTCTGCAGGCGTAGTCCCGTTGAGGGCGTTCTGCATGGTGGTGTAGTCCTTGAAGGTGGAGACTGCGTCTAGGTCGATGAGACCCTTAGCAAGGTCACCAGTGAACTCCAGAGGACATGCACCCTTACCAAGGTCCAGATGAACACGATACTTCGTTGAGGTCTTTCCAGTGCCCTCACGCTTGATGACCACGTCATACCCACTCTGTGGGTCCGTGATGTCAATGTTGTCCGCAAATATGTCCAACAAATCCTTATAAATCATGGACCCGTAAGAGAATATCTGAACTTTGCTGTCACCCAGGTCATAAGGACAATCCCCACCACCAGCGTGCTTCTCCTTCCACTCTTTAAGGTCCTTAGCGACATAGACGGGGTCGTCCAGGTCGATGACATTCGAGTAGTGACGAACCTTGGCTGCTGAATCTCCAGCCATCTCAGCATCTGCTGGGTCCCCAGAAGCCCGCAGGGCCGCTACGTACTCACAGATTGGACATCCACCACCTGGGCCATTTGGAGTCTTCTCAGGACAAGGGAATGTTGCCCCTTTCTCCTCTGGGCCAATGTTCCAGTGCATGTAGACCTCACGGTCAAACTGGTTTGCGTTGGGACCCTCATCAGTCCAAGGAGGCAGGATACGGATGCTGTTCTTCCCAACGGTGGGACTCCAGTACTTATACCCGCCAGCTGCTCTTTGGGCAGCCTTCTCATCCATCGCCTGTTGCTTGTCTTTTACTTTTCCGAAATCTACACCCATTGTCTTATTCTCCTTAGCTGATTGGTTTTCTACGTGACTTAGTTTGTGATTCTTCAGCAGTGGCCGTCATGACAGCCTTTGCATGCTCTTGTTGTTGCTCCATGATTCGTTGAGGAGTGTTACCTTGACGGTCGTTTGCTCCCAACTGGATGAGCATGTCCCTTCGTTGAGCGATAGCTATTGCTGCTTGCTGCAGCTGGCCAGAGAGTTCTTTGAACCGGAGACACTCGTGCTTGGCCTCAACGTACCTCTTGTCCGTGACAACCTCGTTTTCACACATCTTCTCGGTGTACTTGAACTTCGGGTTTTGAGCCTGGGCCTGCATTGCCTGCATCCGCTTCTCTGCGTCCACCCTGGCGTAAATCTGTTCCAATTCAAACTTCTGAAACTCGTACTTGCCCTTGGCCTTCTCAGATAAGAAGGCGTAGTAGGCGTACTTCTCTGCTTGGTTGCAGAACTCATCGTTCAGACGAGACTGGTCGATGGATACATCATCCTCGAAAGAATTGTCATAGGTAACACCACCTATTGTTATCTCAAACGTTGGTACGTTGCTCATCGCATCTCCTTCATAGTCATAATCATTGTGTTGAGTCCATACGCCTTCGTAGCGACGTCTACTAACAAGCTCGCCACCTGGACATAACGCTCCGTAGCAAGAGGGTCGTCTATAGCCTCAGACACACTCCTCTCCGTACGCTGCAGCATAACCGTAGCTACACTTACACTCGCTGCTGCAATTCCTACGCAATGCTTGGACATTGCTTCTTCGTCCACTGCCATATCAAATGTCTTTCTTGGTTGCCCAGTCAGTTGGAGACCAGGAGACTTCAGCAATGATGGGGACTGCAAAATCGAAGTCCTCCATCAGGGCCTTCACTTCTTTTAGTAGGTGTAGCTCTTCGCGAGCCCAGTAAAATTGAATCTCATCGTGGACGAAGTTGACGATTCTAGTTCTCGTATTCCGCTCTTTGAGAAAGTTGTCAACCCGTACACAAGCTGTTTTGAAGAGGTCTGCCGCGTCTCCCTGAATCAGGAAGTTGGTGCCTTGTCGCTCTGCCCTCTCCTGCTGCCACTTCTCTTTGGCCTTGATGCCAGGAAGCCTACGGTAGCGACCAAACGTGTTCTGCAAATACCCGTGCTTGCGCATGAAGCGCTTGGTAGTAGCAATCCAGTTCTTCACTCCAACGTACTTATCGAAGTACTTGTCGATGTACTCCTTGCACTCCGATTCTGAAACTGGCCGTGCTGGTGTGGATACTTGCTTCTGGATAGCGCCTTCTTGTGCTCCGTAGATGATGCCGAAGTTGACCCTCTTGGCGATGTTCCTCTTGAACTTGACGAAGCACATGCGGCAGTTGCATGGATTGGCGTTATCATCATGCCCCGTATCATCCTCCTTCATCTCAAGGAGTTCATCATACGTGATACCCATGACAACCTCTGCGCAGGTGAGGGAGTGGACATCGATGCCTTTGCCAGCTCGTGGATAGCACTGGAGAAGTGCCGGGTCCATGCTGTGGTGGGCTGTGAGGCGAAGCTCCACCTGACTGTAATCTATGAACACAAATACTAGGTCTTCCTCGTCCTTGGGAAGGATGAAGGCTCTGCGGATGGAAGTATCTCGTCCTGGTATGTTCTGGACGTTTGGTTCCCGAGATGACATGCGTCCTGTTGACACATTGGCGTTGAAGGTAGGGTGCAGGAAACCGTTTTCATCAGTGAGATTTCTGATGTTGATTACGTACGTACCCATGAGCTTCTTGAGCTTGCGGTACTCCATAATCTTGAATGCGAATGGGTATTTAGCTGCCAGGGACTCAAGGACATCGTTGTCTACGGAGTATTTGATTTCTCCCTTTTCCCCATTCTTAATCATGTCCTTCGACTTCTTGGTCATCTTGTTGAGCTTGCAACCTGCCTTTTTGAGGGCATGTGCAAGGTCATTAGTCGATTCCAAGTTGAACTCAAAACCAACATCCTTGTAGATGTCTTGCTCGAGGTGCCGAATTTGCTTGGCAAAATCTGGTTCCAGCCGCTTGAGGTACAGCTCATCGATTTGAAGACCTGCATGCTCTACTTCAAAGAGAAGAGCTGAGAGGGACATCTCATTGATGTAGAGGTTCTTCAGGTCGTTGTGACCAGCTACCTGGATGAGGAATCTCTTGTACAGGAGCCAAGTGTAGTGAACGTCAGCGCAAGCGTAAGGAGCTATGATTTCAAGAGGGACGTAATCATAAGAGATGTCATCCAGTTTGTTCTTGGACAGTGGGTGGTCTTTGAGCTTCTCTCTGAGCCACTTCTTGAGCTGGGCCTTTTGTTGAGCCTTCGTGAGCCCACTGAATTTGAGGAAGGGCCGGTCCTCCATGTACTCAGCTTCTAACTCAGGGAATTTATCATCCACGTCATCTTTGATGAGCTGTGTGAGTGACTTCCTGCGACGACTAGACTCAGCAACACGCCAAGCCTTGAGGGCTCCCTCCCACTTATCGGCGTCCTTACCCAAGTGCTTGTTGGATAACGGTTTGAGGCCCTTCTCAGAGTTCTCATCCATGAGGTGGACCAGGACGACACCATCATGGATAACTCCTCTAATTTCCAATCCAAGCTTGCGTAGGAAGTGCTGGTCGAACTTTGCATTCCAAAATATCTTGGATACGGTCTCGTCCTCGAAAACCTCACTAAGGTCAGCACGGATGTTCTCAATATCTAGCTGCTTTTCACCACCTTTGTGGTCAATAGGAAGGTAGTAGTTGTTAGCTACTCCCCAACCAATGACGATGCCACAGGCATCTGCCTGCACCCAATCCAAGCCACTAGTCTCTGTATCAACGGCAAGTACCTTCTGCTTCCTGAGTTCCACCATGAACTCACGAAACTGCAGCATCGTTTGGATGCAGAAATACTTCCCACCCTTGATACCGTCGTACTCCACCATGGGAGTGGCTATCTTGGTAACGCTAGTTGCCACTGTTCCCCGTCCCTTTGG